TCGAAGGGAGTATCTCTTACCAAGAAAGACAAAGATCCCACAGGGGGTCTTACTGCTTCTGGTCGTAGGAAATATAACCGAGCAACAGGTGGAAACTTGCAAGCCCCTGTTACTAAAAGGACAGGTCTTTCACTTAGACAGAAAGCCAGAAGAAAATCCTTTTGTGCAAGAATGTCTAAAGTAAAAGGACCGTTAAAGAAAGATGGTGAGTTGACACGCAAAGCTCTTGCATTACGCAAGTGGAATTGCGGTTCAGTATAAACTTAACAAAACGAAAATCTTAATATCAAAAGTGCCTGATGCGTCAGATACCACTGAACAGACAGTAGTGAAGTTAGTTTCTCAAATTATTAATCAATCCAAAGGAGTTTAAATTATGGCTAATGCCACAGTTTCACGCCTGGGTCTGGTGAACAATAGTGGAACAGGCTTTGACGCTCTGTTTTTAAAAATTTTTAGCGGCGAGGTCTTGACTTCGTTTGCCAGAAACAACATCTTCAATGATGCACTGCATTCTGTTCGTACCATAACTTCAGGTAAATCAGCACAGTTCCCTGTAACAGGTGCTGCAACTGCTGCATATCACACACCAGGCACACCATTAGTAGGTGCTAACCAGATCTTGGCAAATGAGAAGATTATTTCTATTGATGATCTACTTATTTCACAAGCATTTGTCTCAAACTTAGACGAACTTAAGAATCATTACGATGTAAGAGCTACTTACGCTGATGAATTAGGTAAGGCTTTGGCAAAAAGATACGATGAAAACGTAGCCAAGGTAATAGCTAATGCTTCAAGAGCTTCAACAACTCTTACAGGTGGAAGTGGTGGTATCACAGCTACTTTAGCTTCTGGTAATACAACTTCTGCTGCTGTATCAGGTGATGAACTAGCTGGTGCTATCTATGACATTGCACAGACAATGGATGAAAGAGACATTCCTCCAACAGATCGTTTCTGTGTGTTACCACCTGCTGAGTACTACAAACTTGCTGAGTCTGCTACAAGAACTGTAGATGTTGACTTCAACCCAGGTGGCAATGGTTCATTTGCCTCAGGTCGTGTACAACAGATTGCTGGTATTCCAGTGATGATGAGTAACAACGTACCTCAGTCAAACGTAGGTTCTGAAGTTACTGGTACAAATAACAGTTATGCTGGTGATGATAGTAAAACTATTGGTCTTGTCTTCCACAAGTCAGCAGTTGGTACTGTGAAGCTTATGGATATGACAACTGAGATCAGTGGTCAGGACTACGGTATTATGTATCAAGGTACATTGATGGTTGCTAAGTATGCTCTTGGTCACGGTATCCTCCGTCCAGAGTGTGCAGCTACTATCAAGCTTGCTGCTTCTTAATTCACATAAAAGGGTACTCAGCAATGGGTACTCTTTTCCTACTATTTGGAGAACACTATGGCTTACGGAAAGATGAAGAAAAAAAAGAAAAAGATGGGTGGTAGAGAATCACTTAAAATAAAAAAGTACTAAACCATGACTGTAGCTGCAAGCACTGAACTAGAAGCTATTAACATTATGTTGGCTTCTATTGGGGAAGCTCCCATAAATACTTTGACAGGTACTTTACCTGTTGATGCAAAACTGGCACAGAATACTCTGTCAGAAATTAACAAGGAAGTTCAATCAGAAGGTTGGTCTTTCAATACAGAGATTGATGTTGTTTTGACCAGAGATTCCAGTAACAATATTAATCTTGCAGCTAATGTCATTAGTGCTGATCCTAATATTCATTATCATCCTGATGTTGATGCAATTCAAAGGGGTCTTAAGTTTTACGATAGAAAAAATCATACCTTTGAATTTGAGGCAGATCTTAAAAGTACTGTTGTATTCTTGAGAGATTTTGATGAGATACCAGAACCTGCCAGAAGATATATAACTATCAAAGCTTCCAGAGTATTTGTTGATAGGTTGGTAGGTGATGAAGGGTTAAGATCTTTTAGTCAACAGGACGAAGTGAGAGCTAGAGCTATACTGATGGAAACAGACTTGGAGAATGGAGATCATAATTTATTAAGAGGAGATCCATCATTAACCAGTGTGTTTGATACATACAGTCCTTCTAGAGCTTTAATCAGGTAACTATGGCAATAGTATCAAGAGCAATTCCTACTTTGCTCAGAGGAGTTTCACAAGCTTCTGACTCTACAAAACAACCAGACCATGCTGATATACAGGACAATGCTGATAGCAGTCCTGTGCAGGGTTTACAGAAGCGTAGTGGTACTCAATACTTAGCAACTCTTAGCAGCTTTCCTACTGATAGTAATGTTCATATTCATACGATAAATAGAGATACAACAGAAAGATATGTTTCAGTATTTACTAACGGTGCTGTAAAAGTTTATGAGATTGACGGAACTTTAAAAACTGTTAACACACCTGATGGTACTACTTACTTAGCGACATCAAATCCAAGAAGTGAAATAAAAACTGTAACTATTGCTGACTTTACCTTTGTTGTTAATACATCAAAAGTTATTGCAATGGACTCTACTTTAAGTGGAGGAACACAAACACAGGCAATAGTATTTTTTAATCAGGTATCAGATAAAACCAGTTATACCGTTACTGTTAATAGCACTACAGCTACACATAGCACTGCTAGTGATGACCCTTTAAGTACAACAACTGTAGCGACAAAGATAAAAGATAAATTATTAGCTGCTAATGGTGAGTCGCCTACATCAGGCTCTGCTCTGTCTGGGTTTACTATTGATCAGAACGGGCCTGTTTTATATATAAGAAAAGATGATTCCAGTACATTTACTGTTGATAGTAATGACACTCAAGGTAATACACACATAACTACAGTAAAAGATTCAGTACAAAGGTTTTCTGACCTTCCAACAGTTTCACCTAATAACTATGTTGTTGAAGTGAAAGGTGACGATAATACAAACTTTGATAATTACTTCGTTAAGTTTGTTACTAATAACGGTGGAGCATTTGAAGAGGGACAGTGGGAAGAGACTCTTAAACCAGGAATAAAATTTAAGTTTGATTATGACACCATGCCCCATGTCTTGATTAGACAATCAGACGGTAATTTTATTTTTGCAAGGGTAGATGGTGGTACTTATACCGTTAGTGGTACTACTTTTACTTTACCGTTGTGGGGAGAACGTACTGTTGGTGATTTAGAAACAGCACCAAACCCTAGTTTTGTTGGTAATAAGATTAATAATGTTCTGTTCTTTAGAAATAGATTAGGTTTCTTATCTGATGACAATGTAATACTGTCTCGTGTATCAGAGTTCTTTAACTTCTTTCCCGAAACAGTAACGACTGTAATTGATTCTGATCCTATAGATGTAGCAGCTTCTCATACAAAGGTTTCAATACTGAAGCATGCCAAAACAATGGGTCAGGAACTTATATTGTTTTCAGATCAAACACAGTTTGTGTTGTCATCTTCTTCTGATGCTTTGACACCAAAGACAGCAAACGTAAACGTGGCAACTGAATTTGAAAATGATACCAATAGTGTTCCTGTATCTAGTGGTAGAAGTATTTATTTTCTTATAAAGAAAGGATTATTTGCAGGTGTAAGAGAATATGTAACGATGGAAGATCTGACGATAAAAGAAGCAGCAGATATAACAATTCATGTACCTAAATACATACCTAGCAATATATTTAAAATGGCAGTCTCTACAAATGAGGATGTTCTTGTTCTTTTAGGTAGTGACAATCCAAATAAGCTTTATATCAACAGATGGTTGTATGGAGATAGAGGACAGAAGATATTAAATGCTTGGTCTACTTTTATTTTAAATAGCAGTAAGACAATATTAAATGTAGATTTTATTGATACCGATTTATTTATGGTCGTCAGAAATAGCAATAATGTTACCTCTATAGAAAAGCTACCATTTGAATCTAACTTTACAGAAACTAATGCAGACTTTGAATTTCATCTGGATCATAAACTAACAGAAGCTTCTACTGGTGTATCTGTAGCTTATGTGGCTAGCACAAATACAACAACGTGGACTTTACCCTATAGAACTTATGCACAGATGGCTGTAGTGGGTAGACATTTAGCAGCAGGTGAAACCAGTACCTTTATTTCTGCACCTAATACAAGTGCTACAACATTAGGTGCTGGACAGGTTATTAGCACCACAACAACTAATACTGATGGTTCTACTTTAACTGTTTCAGCTACAGGTGATTACAGATTATCAAAGGTTATTATTGGTGAACCTTATGAAATGCACTATAGATTCTCTGCTCAACGATTAACAGAACAAGTACCAGGTGGTAGTGCTGGTGGTGAATTTATTAGTGGTCGTTTACAACTGCATCATTTCTACATCAAGTTTGAAAATACAGGATTCTTTAAAGTAGAAGTAACCCCAGAGAATAGAGACACATCCACTCATAAATTTACAGGTAATTTACTAGGTGCTGCTTCCAGTACCATAGGTTCTGTAAATCTTGAAACAGGAACATTTAGAGTTCCGATAATGAGCAGAGCAGATAGAGTTGATATTGATATTAAGAATAGTACTTTCCTACCAACAAAATTAAACAGTGCTGAATATGAGGCAAGATTCCATATGAGAAGTAGGAGGGTGTAGATGGGGCATTTAAGAAAAGCTAGTTTACAAGACCTTAGATATGTTGCTAAGAATATGAGAGAAGTAGATAAGATAGAAGCTTTCTACCAATCAGGACAAGAACCCCTACAAGCCCTTCAGTTAACTTATATGTGCAGCAAAGTAAATATGGCTATAGCTGATGACAATGATCAACCTATGGGTCTTTGTGGGGTGGTTGATGGTGGTGTTATATGGATGGTTTCTACAGATAAGTTGTTTGAAAATAACAAATATAAAATACAACTAATAAGAAAAGGTCGAAAATGGGTCGATAACCTGTTGAAAAAATACAAAATCCTATATAATTTTGTATATGCAGAGAACGATTCTGCTATCAAATGGTTAAAGTCTCTTGGGTTTACCTTTATCCAATATCACGAACACTACGGTATGCAGGGTAAACCATTCTACGAATTTCTGAGGATCGCATAGATGTGTGTATTTGCTGCTGCTGGACCAGGTATTTTAGGATTAGGTGGTTCTGCCAGTAATTTATTTCTTGGATCTTTAGGTCTTAACTTGGCTTCTGGTGTTGCACAGAGATCTGCTGCACAGTCAGCAGCAAACCAGACTTATCAATCATCCTTAATAGCACAAAGATCAGCAGAAGAATCTTTTGCCAGACAACAAGAAGCTACAGCAGCACAGTTAAAAGAAACAAGAGCTTCAGCAGCACAAGAAAAGTTAGCAGCAACCATAAGAGGATTACAAGCTCAAGGTACGACAAGGGCTTCAGAACGAGCAGGTCTTACAGTAGGTCTTTTATTACAAGATCAGGAAAGACAATCTGCTAACTTGAGAGAATCTATCAACCAAGCTTTGGACTCAGCAACAAGACAATACAGCAGAAATGTACAGGGGTTAGAAGCACAAAGAGATAATAGACAGAATCAACTGCAAAGTAATATTAATCAGGCTTATAGTCAGATTCCTTCTCTTGGATCAGTTCTTCTAAATACTGCCGTATCAGGTCTTAGCTCTTATGCTGGACTTACAGGTGGTCTAGGTGGAGCTACTTCAGCAAGTGTTGGACCACGAGCTAGTTATCTTACTACTGGTAGTTCTCTTGGTATCGCTTAATTATGACTAACAGTTTTCAAAGTACAGCTTTTAGAGGATCTGCAAGACCTGTAGATACTTTTGTAGCACCCCCTAGTGTTCAACCTAAAACTGGTATTGAGTCTTTAGCGGAAGCTTTATCATTAGTAAATCCTAATTTACAGAAATTTATCGGACAGAAAATACAAGGAATCGCAAAAAAGGAAGCTTCACAAGGTGTTATTGATGAATATAAAAAAGCATTAACACCAGAGAATGTTTCAGATACAGCAGAAGAATTTGGTTTAATTGTTGATGGTGTTAGAAAAAACGATGGAGATGAAGCTGCTAAAGAATTTGCTGGAAAAAGTATTTGGTATAAAGATGCTGCTCAAAAAACAAGAGCAAGCCTTGCAGGTAGTGATGCGTTAAGTGATCTATTATCTTCCTACAACATAGATACTATAGATGGCAGACCTTTAAGAACTTTTTCTTCCTCTGATCCAAAAATAATAAATTACCAACAAGAAAAATTAAATCAAGCTATCTCAAATCTTGATGTAGATGAATATTATGCTGCTGAGTTTTTCTTTCCTCAACTACAAAAAGCAAGTGATGCTTGGTTTGAGCATCATCAGAAACAAAACAGTCTTTACAATATTGAAGATTTACAAGGTAAAGCAACAGAAGTTGTTCAACAAGTATATACACAATGGAGTCTTGGTTATAAAGACGAAGCAAAGTCAACAGCTAATAATTATATAACAAATGTACGCAAACTACTTAAAGGTAAAAATTACACTGAAGTACAAGATCTTTTGATTGATGATATAAAACAAGTAGCTCGTATTATAGGATTTACAAGTGACGAGGGAGATCAAGAAGCCCAAAAATTTATAGATGAAGTAATTGAATATTTTCCTTCTGGTCCTAATGGGACTAGAACTTTAGGTAGTAATAAAAACTTTCTTAATATGAGAGCAGATCTATTATTTGAACTAGATACTTTTACTAGAGCAAAAAACAAAAGAATTGAAGCAGAAAAGTTACAAGCATCTTTAGAAGAAGGTAGAGCTTTATTATTAAATTCTGAGACAACAGCAGAACAATTTCGTGAGTTTAAATTAGCTAATCCAGGAGTTATAAAAGATCTTAATGACTTTGCATTAGAAACTCAATCCAACTCTAATCAAGAGTTAGCTGATATTTATTTAAGTATTACAAGAGATGAATTTGAAAACCCTTTAGCAGCAGCAGAAGCAGCTAGAGCTTGGTATAACGGAACTTTAAAAACTCAAAAAGATAAAAGCGAATTAGTAAAACTAACAACTGCAATTAATAGAAACATAAATGGTTCTGCTAATCCCATCAGACAATCAATTGCAAGAATTACAAAAGCATCGGATGATCTTCTTGATGATGTCGATACTGGTCTATTTAGTCAAGAAGCCGATATAGCAAAAGTTGATATTGATAATTATATTCAGAATACAATGTTTGATTGGTTTTTTAGTTTTGAAAGAAACGGTCAACCAGCAACACCAACAGATGAGGAAATTGTAAGAAAAGAATTAGAAGTAAAGAAAGAAGCACAACAACGAGCAGTTGACTTTTTAGGAAGTGCGGAAGGTCCAGGTTTAGATGTTAATATTCAAAAATTGAGAGATAGTACAACAAGACAAAGACTTTTAAGAATAAAAAAAAGAATTGAAACAGGCATAAAAACAGAAGCAACAATAGAACAAATATCTGAACAATCAGGAGTTTTAGGTGATGAAGTTCAAAGACTAATAGGTACTGTTGACAAATCTACAAACAACACAGATGCTACAAATACGAATCAAGAAAGTAACACTACAACTAATCAAGATACCCCTGCACGACCCAATGTAATTCCTAATCCTAATCAAGGTTTCCAAGAAATGTCTGATGTTAATACTCAAGAAACTCCTGGTATTGAAAGAATAAATAAAACTATAGATATGTTTAATGGAGCAGTATCTTTTGGTAGTGGTAAAAGAGGAAATAATTTAGCTAAAGATCCAGCTTTTATTACTACAATTAAAAAAGATGGATTTAGTCATACATACGCAGATTCATCCCCTCCAGAAGTTATTGCAGAAATGAAAAATATTTATAAACAGTTAGTTACAGATACTTCTTTAAAGAGTAGTCAAGATAAATTAGCTATTGCACAGATGGTGATGACTGAAGCTATACAAACAAGTGAACAAGACATGATAGGTGTAATGAGTTCTGTATTAGCAAGAGTTGCCAGAGCAAGATTAGGTTTACGTCTAATGCCAGGAATGGGCAGTTATGAGAAAGATATTATTGATGAAATTCTTAGAAAAGATCAATTTGTTGGAGTAAAGGGAGTTACGAAAGAGCAACTTATTAATGCAAAACCTATAAAAGGAAGAACAGAGCAAGACCTTAGACGAGTTATTTATGTATTATTTAATCAAGGTCCTCGCATAGACACCTAATGACACAATCACCACTTGAGCGATTTCAAGCAGACAATCAACTTCGTAAAGAAGAAGCTAGAACAAAACGCAAAAAAATTGATCGTAAAATTAAAGAAACCTCTGCAAGTAAGGTTATAAGAGGACTTGTTGGTGGGGGAATAACAGCAGTCAATGAAGGAGCTGAAGTCTTTGATGATATTTATGATTCGTTTGCTGGTAATCCATATGACAATGAAGACCTTATAAATCTAAAAACAGCAGGTCTGAAAATTGATTCAGATGAAGGTGATTGGAGATATGAAGTACCACACATGGTTGGTCAATATATATTACCTGGTGGAGCAATATTTAAAGGATTAAAGTTTTTGCCATTAGCTGCGAGAGGATACGCTGCTGGTGCAATAGTTGATGGATTTTTAACAGATCCATACGAAAAAAACTTATTTAATATTGCAGCAAATCATGCACCTACTTTTCTTAAACCACTTTTAAATGTTTTTTCTGCTCCTGATGAAGAATTAAGTGTCCATATAGCAAGGTTAAAAGCTGTTGGTGCAGGTGGTATTCAAGGAAAAGTTGTAGAAAAAGGGGTAGGAGTTGTAGGAGGTGTAGCAAAAGGAGCAGCAGGTGCAGTTAAAGATGTTGCTAAATCAACAACAGATAAAGGGTCATCTCTCCTAGATACCTTTATAGATAAAGTTTTAGAGATAAGAAATAATCCAGGCAGTAAAGCAAGGATGCAAAAAGCTTTAAAAGATTATGAGCAAGTCACTTTAAGTGATGTTCAAGAAATAGATCAAATGCTTGGATCTAAAAAACTATTAGAAGATATAGAACCTCAAGGTGTACCTAAAGGCACATCACAAGCCACTGGTGAATCCTTGAAAGGAATACCCCCTACAGGGCAAGGTGTACCTGTTGATCAAACTTATAACGTAAGAACAATTAATACAAATGATGATTTAAAAGAACTTCTTTTATCACGCTTAGAACAATACAAACAAAAAGGTCAGTTTCCAGAAAAAAGATCGTTTGCAAATATGGCACAAGCAGCAAGAAGGCAACTGCCACAAGATACCGTTCTTGGGTTAGAAAGATTTGTAAATAATTTTGGTCCTGGTGGGAAAGAAGACTTACCAGCAATGATTATTGCAATGAATGATTTAGTACATGAAAGTCTTACAAATGTTGGAGATCTAGCAAAACAATTAGATCAGACAATGGCTACTGGCAATCGAGTACGCTATGACGAAATTAAACAAGAATTTGCTAGTAATTTAAAAATCTTTGATGGTCTTATTAATATTCATAGAACAACTAAAAATATACTAGGTCAAAGTTTAGCTGCTAATAAAGTACCAGCTAATATTGGTGACAAAGCTACAGATATACAATCTTTATTTGGAAGAACACCAGAAGAGAAGTTTTTAGATCAAGCACAAAATCTTCGAGCTACTCCTGATGATCTTTATGCAGATCCTTTAAGTGAATTTAATATAGATGACATACTAAAAATTGCTGATGATGGTGACACTAAACAGTTAAGAACTTTAGTTAGAAAAATACAAATAGCATCACAAAATCCAAATGCTCTTAAAACTTTAATTAATGAAGGAGGTGGTACTCGTTTCTTAAAAATAACAAATGAAATATTTATAAACTCTATTTTATCTAGTCCAATAACTCACCAAGTTAATATGCTTTCAACAGCATTAAATACATTAGCAAGACCTGTTGAATTAGCTCTAGGAGCAGAAGACTCTATATCAAGAATGAGAGCAGGTAGAGAGCTTATTTATATGGTTACTTCTTCTTTTGATTCTCTAAAAATGGCAGTAGCTTCATTAAGAGCAGAAGATAATATTCTTGATGCTGGTGCTATGATTTCTGATGTAGAAAGGTTTGCAATAAGATCTACAGGTAAAGGACCTGTTGCTAAATTAGTCAATGGATTAGGTACTCTATATCGCATACCAAGTAGATTTCTTCTTGCAGAAGATGAATTTTTTAAACAGATAAACTTTAGAGCCTTTGCGATGGCTGATGCTTGGGAGAAGGGAACAAGACAAGGACTTACTGGTGATGCGTTAAAAGATTTTATGAAAGAGCAGTTTGATGGTGTAGTCAAAATTGTTAACCAACAGAGCAAAGACGGTATTTATTCAAAAGAAATTTTAGATTTATATGAACGTGCAAAACAATTTGCAGCAGAAACAACTTTTACTAACAACCTTGGTAAAGGCACTTTAAGTGGTGATTTTCAATCACTTGTAAGCAAACATCCTTCATTAAGAATATTTTTTCCATTTGTTAGAACTCCTTTAAATATTCTAAAAAGCACCTTTAAAAGAACACCAGGTGTAAATAGATTTATGAAAGAACACATGGATGCAATAAGAAGCACTGATCCATCTGTAAGAGCAAGAGCTATTGGGGAATCTAGAGTTGGTGGCACAATGTGGTTAGCTGGTCTTTCAACAGCAGCAGCAGTTAATGTTCCTAATGCACCTATAGCCATTACAGGTGGTGGTCCTAAAGATTTCAATTTATTAAATCAAAAAAAAGCTACAGGTTGGCAACCTTATAGTTTTAGATTTTTAGTAAAACCTGGTGAATATGAAAATGTTGCTAAGAAAGGTAAAGCTAATGAGACAATTAAGATTGATCAAGATACCACTTTGGTAAGAGGAGCAGATGGCAATCTTAAATACAGATACGTTAGCTATAAAAGATTAGATCCTTGGGCCTCATATTTATCAATGTCTGCTGATATGGCAGAAATAGCTGGACAGATACCAAGTGGAGAGTGGGGAGACTTTATTGAAGTATCAGGAGTAGCAATAGCAAGAAATTTTAAAGACAAAACATATTTACAAGGTCTTACAGAACTAGCTAATTTGTTCAACAATGAACAGGGCTTGTCAACTTGGATTGCTAGAAGATTAGCAGCTTTAACAAATCCTTTATCAGCAGGTGGTCGAGATGCTAAAAAAACTTTTGATTCTGTATCGGTTTTAGGAAATGAGTTTGACATAGGTCCAAGAGGTCCTAATGGGGAAAGAGTAATTTTAGATAAAAAAGTAAGACCAGGAGATGCTACAGGGCCTATGGTTATTGTACGCAGGTATTTAAATGAATTAGCTGCAACTGTACCAGGATGGAATAATGATTTACCCGCAATACAGAATTGGATTACAGGTCAATATGTTGAATATCCTGTAGGCTTTGGCCCAGACAATTGGAATGTTTTACTAGATGGATGGTCAACTGATACACAAACAATTAACGATCCTGTTTTAAGTGTCTTAGCTGACATGGAAGCTAGTTTTGAAGCTCCTAAAGCATCATTTTTAAATGGTGAGATACCTTTAGATAAGAAACAATACGCACAGTTAATTTATATGACTGCAAGTGAAAAGAAAGGAAATCTTAGATTATACGATGCTTTACTAAAAGAAATTAATAAACCAAGTATGCAAGCCGAAATAAGAATTGCTAGAGGTTTAAATATAACTAATACAAACCAAGAAGCAAGTGTTGCAGCCTCTGATGATTCTAGAAAATATGTTCTTAAGCAATTAGGAAACATTATTAGAGAATATAAAGCAAGGGCGAAAGAAAGATTTCTAAATTTACCAGATGAAAAAATACAAAAGATGAAAACGAAATATGATCAACAAGTAATATTACAAAATAAAATAAGAAAAGAAGAAAGAAAGAGAGATAGAATGAAGATAATTAGTCCTAACAATTCGATTGAAGCCCTTCAAACTCTCTAATCATGGCTACTAACACCGTTGCTACAAAGCAAACTCATACCGCAGCTAATAATGCCAGTGGTAATACTTCTGGTCCTTATACAATATCTTTTGATTACTTATTAGAAAGTGATGTAGAAGTTAGAATTGATAACACCTTAAAAACACAAACAACACACTATACATTTCCTAGTAAAACTTCTATTCAGTTTACTTCTGGTAACTTTCCAGCATTAGGAGCCACGATAGAAATAAAAAGAAATACTGATATAACAGTACCTAAAGTAGATTTTCAGGATGGTTCTGTTCTTACAGAAACTGATTTAGATAACAACAGCAAACACCTGTTGTTTGGTATGCAAGAAACAAAAGAAGATACAGAAGGTCTTGTAAGTACCTTTGTTGGTTCTTCTGCTCCTACAGGTTCAAGTATTGTTAATGGTGCTAGATGGTATGACACAGTATCAGGTCGTACTTTTATTTATTATGTCGATACAGATACAGCACAGTGGGTAGAAGCAAACCCTCCTTTTGATGCTGCAGAATTTACATCAAACATTACAAATACAAACGTAGCTACTAATGCTGCTATAGATTCCACAAAACTTTCTTTTACACAAACTGGTACTGGTGCTGTAACAAGAACAGTTGATAGTAAGTTAGAAGATTTAATTTCAGTTTTAGATTATATACCTCAAGCAGAACACGCAGCTATTCGTGCTGGTACTAGCACCTATGATGCTACGGCTAATATTCAATCAGCTTTAAGTAATGGAAAAACTATTTATTTTCCTAATGGCAAATATATATGTGCTTCTGGTGTATCAATTACTGAAGTTGGAACAAAATTATATGGTGAAGCAAATGAAAAAGGAGTAGCTGATGTTTCAAAGGGAACAGGAACTATTATTGAGTTTACTGGGTCAGCAGGTCTCACTAGCATTGCAACAAATAAAATAGAATTTAGAGATATGACCATTAGAAGCTCTACTGGTTTTAGCTCACAATATTTAATTAAATTTGACGCAGTATATTCTTGTATTTTTTCTAACATGATTATTCAAAATAATGGTAGCCATGCTTCTGCTACAGCATTATTTATGGATGATGACGATAGTGATGCTAGTACACTAGATTATGCTTGGAATAACTTTTTTGATAACTGTTTATTTAGTTGTGGCTCTAATAAAGGTCATACAATAGATTTCCAAGGAAGTGATAGTTTCTTTAATAATATATATAGTTCAGGTGGAGCAGGTATTAGAACAAGACCTGGAGGCAACAACTGGTCTAATATTCATACTGAAAGAGCATACTCTAGTGGTTCTAGTGGTTCTAGTTCTGGAACTTACGCTGGTTTTACTGTGTTTGAAACAGGTTATACTGATGGTCAAGAAGGTGTTATAAACGTAAGTAATTTATATGCTGACATTCATGATATTGGTGTTAAATGGGATGTAGATGGTACTGGGGCTTATTTATCTAAATTTAACTTTAGTAATGTAGTCACAAGAAATTGTGCTAATTGTGATTTTTTATTTGAAAGTAGTGGATCGTCAACACCTACGGCTTCTGGTGGAAATATAACAAACTACCAAACAAAAGGTACTGCTACGACTCCTATCAAAACTAGCGGTACATTTACAGGAGTAATTATTTATGGAAACGGAACATTTAAAAAATTAAATACAGACATAGCAAATTTTGGAAGAGATTTAAATTTAGAATGTGGTACGTATGGCGGAAATAGCTCTAATGGTGCGACTAACGTTCAAGCATATTTTGGATTTAATCAAACATCAAGCAATGATTTTGCAGGGGTCATATTAGGTGCTGGTCCGAATGGAAACCAACCTAGTATATATGCTGGAAAAGGTTTAAATAGTTCAGTAGCCCATAGTTTATTTTTAAGAACAAACGGTGCTGAAAGATTAAGTATTCAAGGTTCTGATGGAAGAATAAAATCTATTCCAACTTATGATTCGACCGCAGTAGATTCAGCAAATATAAGTGTCAATAGTAATGGGTTTTTCAGAAGACATTCATCTTCACTAGACTATAAAAAAGATATAGAAACTATACAAGACTCCTATGCAGATAAGATTTTAGAAACAAGACCTGTTTGGTTTAAAGCAAAAAATGTATCAGACGGAGATAACCCTAATTGGGGATATTGGGGATTTATTGCAGAAGAGGTCGCAACCATCGACCCAAGATTAATTTCATATAGTCTTACTGAAAATACAATAAATTCTGATGGTGATTATGTAATTACAACTAGAGAAACACCAAAGCCAGAAGGTGTTCATTACACAGCATTTATCCCACATTTAGTTAATTTAATAAAAAGACAAAAAACTGAAATAGAAAATTTAAAAACAAGAGTTACTAAATTAGAAGGGTAAGATATGACAACCAAACCTTATACCATATAATAAAATCATGGCTTTAAACTTTCCCGCTACTCCATCCACAGGTGATGTACATAACGCATCAAATGGTTTGCAATATCATTTTGATGGTGTCAAATGGGTTTCCCAGGGGGCTTATAACACCTCTACTATAAATACCCTTAACTTTACACAGCAAGGAACAGGGGCTGTTTCAAGGTCAGTACAGAATAAATTAGAAGATGTAGTTTCCGTCAAGGACTTTGGGGCAAAGGGAGATGGAACTACTGATGATACAACAGCAATTAATAATGCTATAGCTTCTTTAACATATTTAGCAGGTACTCAAACAGCTAATGGATCAACTGGTGGAGAAGTGTATTTTCCAGCAGGTAGATATAAAATTACAGATACAATTATTTTAACTGGTAAAAATGGATTACATCTTCATGGTGAAGGGGTAGAAGCAACAGAAATATTTATGTCCAGTAGCGATTCTAACGGAAAAGCTATTTTTAAAAATGCTGATACTTTTGCTAGTAATCTTGTAGATTGCCACATAACTCATATGACTTTATATGGTGATGGTAATACAAAAGCTAATGCTCATGGAGTTGAATTTTTAAATACTAATGGATGTTATTTACAAAATTTATCTATTTATGCGTGTAAATATGGTTTGTATTTAAGAGAAAGCTGGCAACTTACTCTTGAAACTATAGATGCACATGGTGGTACAGATCAAAGATGTGATATTGGTGTTCACTTAGGCGAAAAACCTACAAATGAAGGAGATGTTAATAACGCTGTAACTGCAAATGGTGTTACCGTTAAAGACTGTATTACAGCAGGTTTTAGAATTGTACAAGGACAAGGGTCAAAATTTGTAAATTGTGAAAGTGGTAATACACCTATCGGTTTTCATATTGGTGAAGCTTCTAGTAGTATTTCAGGTTTTAACGCTGAGTTTAAAAAATGTCAGTGGTTGACTTTTGTTAATTGTTTAGCTGATACAAATACTTCATTCGGATGGAAAATTGCAAAAGGGGCTACTCTTACTGAGTTGTCTGAAATGCACTTTGCAAATTGTTGGTCAGGTTATGCTATAAATGATACTTGCATATCTGTTGATGGTGCTAATGATTTAATTTTTTCTAATTGGTTAGTTATAAACTGCGGTCATGGAATTAAAGTACTTGACTCAAATAAATTACAATTTAGTAATTTTAGAATAGATCAATACAATAGAAATAATAATAGTAGTCAAGGAATAAAATTAACAGATTCACAACACATTTTTTTTGAAGGTATATTAAGTTCTGATAATAATTTTACTAATGGAGATTTTATTGAAGTTAATGATGATGGTACTGCCTGTAACTCAAATACTTTTGTAACTAGATCAAGCAATACAGGTACATTAGTTGGAAGTTCTTCACGGAACTTTAGAAACGAACAAATACAAGGTGGTACTATTGGATTGTTAGAAATACAAGCTACTGGAAACAATCAATCTACTGTTAAATATAATAATAATGCTAATAATTGGGATGTTGGAATAACAAATCAAACAGATAATTATTTTAGATGGGTTTATTCAGGTAGTCAGGTATTATTTTTAGGATCTAATGGTACATTATTTCCAGCCACAGACAATGCTTTTGATTTAGGAGCAGGTGGTAATAGATGGGATGATGTTTTTGCTACTAATGGCACAATCCAAACATCTGATGAGAATTTAAAACAAGATATTCAATCCTTAACTACTGCGGAAAAAGCAGTTGCTACTGCACTAAAAGGTTTAATAAAAACATTTAAATATAAAAGTGCTGTAACAGCAAAAGGAGATGACGCAAGAATACATTGTGGTGTTATAGCACAACAAGTTAAAGCAGCATTTGAAGCACAAAGTTTAAAAGCTGAAGATTATGCTTTATTTTGTTTCGATCAATGGGACGAGAAAAAAAGTTCAGATGGTTCTATTATTAGAAGTGCTGGTAGTGCTTATTCGATTAGGTATAATGAATTATTAGCATTTGTAATATCTGCTTTATAATTTAATTTATTTACTAATTACCTGACGTTGCATTATTCCTAAAGTTACATACAACGGTGCTAATGCACAGATACCACAGAAAGTTATAATGGTAACAGGTACTAATGCCTTTACAAACGCTTCTCTCATGTTTAATAAAATAGCTAACATTCTTTCTATTATTTCATTTTTGATGGTGTCGTCAATGAGTGTAGGGGCTTACTTAGCAATTCAATATATGAGATCACCAGAATTTGAACGTAACCTCAAAAATAAAGTTATGGGTGATCTTAAAGAT